GGCAGCGTCGAAGCCTGCGGCCTTTTCAGATCAGAATGGCAATATGAGCGCGAACTACTCGAGGCCCAGGGGCAATTGAGGCTCGGTATGTGTAGCCGCGTGAAAAAGGAAAGGCATTTTTATGATTTGCCTCCGGGGGCGGAGATGGCCGACCAGGACTGGACAACTCCCGGATTTTGGCCGAGGACGCAAGGATCTTCCGCCGCCGTGCGCCCTCAAAAAGGATCGGACGCGAACTTGAATCGTTTAACGTCGGCCGCAAGTGTTAGCGCGAATCCGAACGAAGTGAGGGTTCAAGGCGGCGCTACCGGTGAGAATTTATGAAGCTTGTCTGCCCCGGATGCGGGGGAACATACAGCCTGGAAGGATGGGAAAACGATGCGGCAGTGCGGCAGTTCAGCGCCGTGATGTCCGGGCTGCCTCATCATGTTCAGCATCATGCGGCGAACTATCTGGGGCTATTCAGGATCGGCACGCGGGGATTGTCGTGGAAGCGGGCGCTGCGGATACTCCAGGAGCTAAAAGACCTGGTTGCTGCCGGTTCTGTCCATTGGGAGGGCGGGGAAACCCGGCCGGCGCCTCCGGAGCTGTGGGCCGAAGTGATGTTGGAAATGTGCGAGAAGGGCAAAAGGGAGCTGGAGAACCACAACTATCTGAGAAAGGTAGTGTGGACGAAGGCGCGCGGAATCGCAGCGCAGGCAGAGAGAGAGCAGGTTCACGCGAAGCCGCGAAGCCGCGAAGAGGATACGGTAGCGCAGCCTTCCACGGCTGCGCATAAACCAACCCGAAGAGGTTGTTTTACGTGTGAATCATTCCGGCCACCGAGAGGATGTGAAGTAAAAAGCAGCCCGACTTCTGGGAATCAAATGTTGGGTTGCGGGCAATGGAAGGAAAAGGCTGCGGCGCGAGCCGTTGGAAATTTGATGGGCGAAATCCTGGGAGTGGCATTGGTCCACCACGAAGGACACGAAGAAGAGGAAGAGTAAAAAATGAAGATATCTTTTTCTTCGTGAGCTTCGTGGCCTTCGTGGTGAAAAAGCTTTTCAAAGGAGCGGACAATGGAAATCGGATCTCTTAAAAGCGCCCGGGCGGCGCTGGATGGAAACAGGCTCGATGACAACGAACGGCTGATACTGGCTGCGCTGGTACAGGCTGGATACGACGAAAGTGGAAAACCCCTCGGGCACGCGGGAAGGCTATCGTCCAATGCCCTGGCGCAGATCATCTATCCGACGATCTGGGAATCGGAAACGCCGAACTGGAATGAAGAGCGCACGCGGATCGAATCCTGCAAACGGCAGGTGCGGGAGACCATAAACAGCCTCATTATAACGCACGGCATATCAATCTGCTGCATGGCCGGAAACGGCGGCGGATACTGGCTGCCGGCGAGCAAGGAAGACGTCGAAGGTAATTACAGGGCGTTTCACCGGCGCGCAATGACGGGCCTGGTCAAAGCCGCGCGGGGCCGCAAAGCCGCTTATGCCGACGCAATGGTGCAACTCAGTCTTGGGTTTGAAGGCGAGGCAAAGATGCACCGCGATATCGCCGATGTTCCGGGACCCGGCGAGGACGGTCCTCCGGCATGGGTGGCGGTCGTGACCGGGCTCCTTCAGCAGGTAAAAGGAGACCCGGCCAAATATGCGGCCGAGATCAAGCGGATCCAGGAGGAGTTCGGCGATATTTTTGTGCGCCGGGACCAGGTGGCGAAGATCAAGCAGCTTTCGAGTGAATTGAGCCGGGTGCTGGAGGGGCTGCAGTAGGGCCTTCACCACGAAGGACATAAAGGACACGAAGAATGACTAAGCATTTAAGGCAGACAGATCCGGGAGCTTTTTCTCGAAAAGATATCTTCGTGCTCTCTGTGCTCTTCGTGGTGAGACATTTTTAAGTTTTTAAGGAGCGATAGGCGATGCTCAAAAAAAAGAGAAAGCCGAAGGCAGGCAAGCAGGGAGTCAGAATGCGGCCGGCGCGATGGGTGGATTTAATTAGCAGGCGCATCCTGTGGGGCGTAGAGATCGAGATTGCGGGCCGGTGGTATCCATGCACAACAGGCGGCCGCAGCGTGTGTTTTGATTACCAATATGATGCATGCGCGTACCTTGCGATGCTGGCCCAGGAAAAAGGGATTGCCTGGAGTGTTCGATAACTCTTCGCGGCTCCGCGTCTCCGCGTGAGATGCTTTCGAATTTTCGCGGCTTCGCGTCTTCGCGTGAACAAAATGAAAGGAAAAATCGATGCAACTGACATCTGAGGGATTGCAGCTTCTACTCGATTGGGAAGTGGGCGGCGGCGAGAAATATTACAGCAAATTTTGCGTCCATCCGACCGTGCCGGGCGGCAAAGATACAACGTCCGGAATCACTATCGGCATCGGCTGGGACGTGGGCCAGCATCCAACGGCAGACTTGATGCAGGAATGGCAGGAATTTCTCTCCGTGGAAGCGCTTGCGAAGCTGGCGACGATGGTAGGGGTGAAGGGAGATGCTGCGAAGCGGTTTTTGCCCCAAATGCAGGAGGTTTCCATTCCGTGGGAAATCGCCCTGGCGCAGTTCAGGCGCTACACGGTGCCTCGTTATTTCAAGATGGCACAGGTAGCCTTCCCTGGGGTCGAAGAGGCGCCACAATGCGTCCAGGAGGCCTTGCTGTCGGTTGTGTTCAATAGGGGCTCATCGGTATACGGCCCGAGCCGGATAGAGATGATGAATATACGCAAGGACGTCGCCGGCGGCAAGTGGGCGGCGATCCCGGCCGAGCTGCGGGCAATGAAGCGGCTGTGGCCGGATACGAAGAGCTTGCAGGAGAGGCGCGAAGCCGAAGCCGTATATATCGAAAAGGGATTGGGACAAAGCATTCACCACGAAGGGCACGAAGATCAGGAAGAAAAGTCATAAAAATCAGGATTTTTATTCTAAAAACCTTCGCATTCTTCGTGGTGGAAAAGGGGTCTCGAATGAATCGCAGCACACAAACATCAACAAACAAATTCCCGGACCCGATCAGCCGGGGACAGATCCAGATCATCAAGATCGCCCAAAAGGAACTGGGCATGGATGATGATACATACCGGGCCATGCTCCTGGAGCAGTTCAAGGTATCGAGCTGCACGCAGCTCACAAGAATGGAAGCGACAAGGCTAATCGAGCGCTTCGAGATTTTGGGGTTCGAGACGAAGAAAAGAACGCGGAGGACCGGGAGCAGCTATTCAGGTTGGGTGCGGCGCCGCCGCCCGCAGCGGGAAACGGGGCGCGAGGATGGAAAGCTCGTGCGCCTGGCCAGCTTCCAGGAGCTTGCGAAAATCGACGCCCTGGCCGCGCTGATCGATTGGGAATACCGCGACGGCCTCAAGCGCTGGATGGAAAAGCGGCTCAGGATCGACAGAGTGAGGACCTCGCGCGAGGCGTGGCTCGTTATAGAAGGCCTCAAGAAGATGTTTGAGCATCGCATGGAGAAACTGTGCGGGAAGGATTGGTGGGACAAGCAGTTTGACGATCCGAAGATCATGAGGTTTATCGAAGAACATAGGCCGAGACGGTAGCGCCGCCTGCCACGGCGGCGACTTCAAGCATTTCACGCGAAGACGCGAAGCCGCGAAGAAAGGAAAAGTCATGGCTCAGTTGCAACAATCTCCATTCTTAAGGCCGGAAGCATTGAAAAAATTTGAGGAAGTAACCGGAAAGTATGCTGTGGCTGTTGACCAATTACGGGCACTTTTCGATCAGGTGAGCGAGCACATGGTTGGCCCGGCGGTTGAGCTTGAAACACAAAAATCCGGCGAGCCAATCGTGACATTGCACGAGCCTGGAGAAATTGTCGAAATGTCGGACGGCCGTAAATACGAAGTACAGGATAATGGGCAGTGGAAAAGGATCAATTAGAGATTTTTTCCCTCCATGCCCTCTGTGCCTCTGTGGTGAGCATCTTTTGAAAGGAGCATGAAATGATTACGGACATTTTACAGCGGAAAATAGACAACAGGCGGGAGATGGTGAATGCGGGGATTACGCCGCATCACCAGGTCAAAGGGGACGGATACCTCGATCACATGGCCGAGCGGTTCATTGGTTTGCGGATCCGCGAATACACTCATATCACTTTCGCGCGCTACCTTGAGAGCCCGGAGGATTTCGAGCTGGCCGCGAAGATACTCAAAGGCGGCGGGGCCCTGCACCTGGTTGTCGATAAGCCGGGAAAAGTGAGCGTGCTGAGGAGGGCATCGTAACGGAGGTCGGAGGTAAGAGGGCGGAGGTAGGATAAAAGAGGGAAGGCGATGCTCGGAATGGCGGTAGCTTTCATGGCAGGCGTAGCGGTTGGAAGCGGGATAATGGGCCTTTTATGGGCAGGCATGGATCGGCTTAAGCCAAAAGATGCGCCCGGCCTCGCCCTTGGAGGCGTGGGCAGCCGGAAAAACCGGGAAAACTTACTTACTAATCATATACCGGCGAGGAAGGTCTAAATGCTTTTAGGAGGGGGAAGCGTACGAACGCAACTGGAGAAAGTGCGTTGCAGGCGATGCAGCCGCCTTCTCGGGAGGGCTGATTTCGTCGGCGTCCTCGAAATCATCTGCCATAGGTGCGGATGCAAGCAGCTTATTTTTTTATTGAGCAATAACGAATTAAAATCTGAAATTGTTCTTGACAATGCCGAGGCGCCTGATATTTTTTAACGTGACAATTTAGAGCCCCCTTGAGGGCCGAAGCGGAGAAATAAAGCCGCCGGACGGGAAGGGCAGTTTTTGGTTGGGAGTTTTTGGTTTTGAATAATTACTAAAAACTCGAAACTGGAAACTCAAAACTCTTCCAGTCGCCCCAGAGGCACACGATGCCCGGTCACCACGCGAAAGCGTGGGGCCGGGCTTTTTTTGTTTTGGGGGATTAAGGGCAGTGAACAGTGAAGAATGAGCAGTGAGGAGAAATAAATGAAAACGCTTATCGGAATTGCAGTCGGTTTTATGTTGATCGCTTTGGTCCTCATCTTCGTTCTGTTGACCATCGCGCCAATGATAGCCCTTGGATTATTGTTTGTGGCCGCTCTCATTTTCATCCTGTTTGGACAACGCAGAGCATACCGCAAATTCATGCCCGTTGGCGGCGCCAGGTTCGCAATCGCAATTGTATTGATCGCCACGTTCGCATGTGGCGGCAGTTTCTGCGCCACCACTCAGCGCTCGACGAACGCACCCTCCACGGCAGCTCAGCCTTCATCCTCTGGAACCAATTGGGCCACCATGAGCCAATTCTATCATACCTATGTTGCGGGCCTTATCGCCCCGGTGGGCCTGGCGGTTGCAACGATAGCCGACCCCTCAGCCGGTCCCGCAATAGCGTTGGCAAGCAAGGAAGTCGGTAACCTTGATAACCTGCTGGCCGCAAAGGCGTCGGACACGAGCGTCGCGGCACAGGCTGCGATTGTGGATAAAGCAGTAACGGACGCCTCTTCGAAAGTGGGAAGCGTCTTAGCGGCAGCTCAAGCAGCCACGAACCCAGGAGTCGCGCCTGCGGTCCCTACGCAGCCGGCTACCCCCGCTGGCTCCTCGAAGTAGCGGCGGAGCTGGATCAACTCGCCGGGAGCGATGAGGTCCCGGCCGGCTGGCCCGGCTGGACCGGAGTGAATGGATTCGGGGAACAGGATACAGTCCTGCCGCAGACAGGGAAGAAGATGCTCTACTTTCAGCGCAGATGGGATTGGTGATGGAGATGGAAGCGGGAAGCGAGAAGCAGGGAGGGGAAGGTTGCCGACCGCTTGGTTCGCCGCCGTGGAAGGCGGCGCTACCTCCCATCCCATTCGATTGTCCCTGCTATAACTGCGTGAATTATCGAGTAATCGCGGGGATATCGGAGTGTCGCGACCTCTGCGAACGGTTTCGGGAGTGGGAAAGGGAAAGAAAAACGCAATGAGCGATGTATTTGCCGAGATCGTAAACACTCCCGGCGGCATGATGCTACCCCGGATTGTGGCTGAACTCAGCTCCGAGCAGCTCAAGAACATATCGAACGGCTGCGGGCCGGAGAGCATGAAGCGCAAACTCGTCCCCGATTCGATCCTGGGCGTCGATTTCTACCCCGCCTGCTGTGGCCATGATGCCTGCTACCATTTCGGGGAAACGGAGAAGCATAAGAGGATCGCAGACCGGTGCTTCCTTTATAATTTACTCCTCGCAGTCGATGAGCATTGTGTCCTCAACGGAATCATAGAGCACGTTCAGCGCGTGGCATGCAGATCCGCAGCGTTTGAATACTACAAATTCGTCGCGTCCTGGGGGGATGATGCTTTCTGGGCGCACAAGAACAAGGAGCAGGCGAAATGACAGTCGAAATCCCGATCTGGATCTACGTCATCTGCCCAGTGGGTTATTTGCTCTTTTATCTCTCCGAGGCAATTGGCAAATCAACGCAATTGCGGCCGAATTATGTACTTGAGTTCCTCTCTCAGTTTTTCATCGCCGGCTGGCAGGGCGTACAAGCCGATTTGCCCGAGCCTATTAGAAAAACATTTGATGTTGTTGGCCCTAAGATCGAGCAGGAGATGCAGGACCTAATCGATGGGGACCCGTCGAAGATTGCAGGGCAGGTCCAGCAGCTAAACCGGACCCTCAATGCGGGAGCGGGAGGAGCGCCTTTGCAACCTTCAGCATCAATAAGTCATGAAGAGTGAGGTAGCGCCGCCTTCCACGGCGGCGAACCAAAGGCATCAATAACGGGAGGAAAGTGAAATGGCACAGCTTAAAATCGAACCTCTTGAAAACGTTGAGTATTACCAGGTGCAGGGACTTCCGATCCCGAATGGGCAAATAATCCCCGAGGCAGACGGTTCGGCCCTGGTCGATTTTATTGCGGTTCCGGGGACGGAATATAAGGCCGTTATCGTCGCGGTCAATAAAGCCGGGACATCGGAAGCCTTCACCACGCCGCCGTGGACCGCGCCGCTTCCGATTCCGCCGCCTGCTCAGCCGAATGCGGCGATCACGGAATAAGAGAAGAATTCACCACGAAGGGCACGAAGGACACGAAGAAAAGACTCGTTATGGATAAAAACCAAAACTTTTTAGGCATTGCCTCTCCCTATGAATTTTTTCCTTCGTGCTCTTCGTGCTCTTCGTGGTGATAGATTTTTTGTTTTTACGCCAACAATCTTCGTGGTGAGAAAGATTTTTGCCCATGAACGATCTGACGTTAATCAAGAGCCTGGTGGACCTCGGATGCACCGTGGTCATCTGCGCGCTCATCGTGGTCGTTATCTATAAATTGTCCATAAGGTTCGGCGTGGCGTTCATTGCGACTCAGGAGAAAATCGCAGAAGCGATGGCCCAGCAGGCGCTGAGCATGACGGGCATGAGCGCCGCGATACAGACCTACATCCAAAGGGACAATAACGATCACCGGGAGATTTTGCTCGCCGTGCAGGTTGTGGGCCAGGAATTGAAGTGGTTGCGCGATGAAGTACGGACAGCAAAGGAAGAAGCCGCTCGCATTGGAAGCCTTGAGAAGACATTAAAAATGGTCCATTCACAAAAGCCAATAGCTGCCGAAGGAGATGAATAATGGCCGTCGATGAGCTCGCGAACGTCCGGCATAACATGATGAGACGGCACATTTTGACAATCGCCGCAAAGGCCTATCCCCGGTCCGTGGATTCGGAGCTTCTGCGGGCGACTATGGCGACCCTTGGGTATCCGATGGATTCGCATACGCTGGATTTTTATCTGAATTACCTGGCCGAAAAGAGTTGCCTGACACTCGACAGGAAAGAAGGGTTCGGGATAACGCTCGTAAGGATCACCGCGTATGGGATCGATGCAATGGATGGGCGCGTGAAGGATTGCGGGATTGAGTGCTGATTCACCACGGAGACACAGAGGGCACAGAGAAGAGAATTGCTATGCATAAAATCCAAGAGCTTTTAGCCCTGCATTCTCCCCACGAATGCTTTTCTCGGTCCCCTCTGTGCCTTTGTGGTGGAGTTTTTTTATGAGTGAAAAGACACAGGCAAGAGAGCTTGCATACCGGACCTGGATCGAATGCGGGCAGAATTTTTCCGAGACGGAGCGCAGGCTCAAGCGCGCCGATCTCGGGCTGCCGGTCAGCCGGCAGACGCTCATGGCCTGGGCGCAAAAATATGATTGGAAAAACCGGGCGGCTAGCCTGGAAGCCGAGATGCAACGGCAGGCGGCATCCATTGCGGAGAATGGCCTGGTGGCAGCCCTGGGGAAGCAGAAGCAACGTTATGAAGATTATTTCGAGGCGCTGGCGGCCGGCGTGGTGGACAACCAGGCCTGTTATGCGTTTTGCGGCCTGGTGAAGACGATGATAGCCGTAAGACGGAGGACTGAGGACCGAGGACTGAGGACTGAGGACGAAGCGCCAAAGACGGAGAATGAAGTTCCGGCGCGGGTGATAAGTGGTGATGAGGAGCGGATCGCAGCCCTCGAAGAGTTGGTCGACGTCCGGATCGGGCGGGTGCTCGGAGATCCGGAGAAAGTCAACGCGGGCACATTCCGGGAGATCCGCGAGGCGCTGGCGGTGATAGAGCAACTTAAAACTGGCGATATCACCGATCGTGGACGGGGCAAGGAAAGCCGCGAAGGCCGCGAAGAAGATCAAAAATTGGAAGCCGCAATGCGCGGAATTACAAGCCCTGAAGATGCGCGCGAGGCTCTTTGGGAGGCGTTTTCAAGAATGATAAACGCCATGCTCGATCATCCGGAGAAAATAAAAGTCGCGGAGATCGAGCGGGCGCAGGCGTATCTGGCAAGGATGACAGAGCGGGCAGACAGTGCCGCCATAGAAGACGGCGCCACCAAATCAGAAGCGGTAGCGCAGCCTTCCACGGCTGCGTCAATAGGGGCCCCAGAAGAAGCCGTTGTGCTGACCGATGTCGGGCTTATGACCGAGGAAGAGGCAATCGAGGCGCTGCAGAATTTCGTGAGGCATCAATTATGGCTTATGCAGACTGCCCGGGGCGTGGCCAGGCCGGCCCAGGTAAAGGCCGTAAAGGATGCGATGGAACTGATCGAAGTTCTCAGACGGAGATCGGAGGACGGAAGGCAGAAGACGGATAAGGAGAAACGGAAAGGACTTTCAAGCGAGATGGCGGAAGAACTGCGGCGCAAATTGCTTATGGGAGAGGGTTCATGAGTTCTCAATCTTCCATCCTCAGTCCTCAGCACTCAGCACTCAGTCCTGCACCTGTGGCGCCGGCCCTTCTTTTGCCTTATCAGAACCGGTGGAACGAAGACCGGGCGGCCATAAAGTTCTGGGAAAAATCACGGCGCATAGGGGCATCCTATGGGGACGCTTCGGAGAGTTGCCTGCTTGCGGCCGAAGACAAGATGAATACGTTTTACATCTCCTACGATAAATCCATGACCGAGACATACATAGGCGACGTCGCCATATGGGCGAAACGGTTCGAGATGGCCGTTTCCGATATCGAAGAAGAAACGATCCTGGAAGATGACAAAGAAATTCACATCTACCGGGTGAGATTTGCCTCGAGGCGGCACGTGAGCGCACTGACCAGCGCGCCCCGGAACCTGCGGAGCAAGCAGGGCCGCGTAGTCCTCGACGAAGCGGCCTTTTGCGACGACCTGGACGAGCTTTTGAAGGCCGCGATCGCGCTCGTCATGTGGGGCGGCCAGGTCGAAGTGATATCCACGCACAACGGCGAAGACAACGAATTCAACCAGTATATCCAGGACATAAGGGCCGGTAAGAAAAAATACTCGCTGCACAGGGAGACGCTCGACGAGGCCCTGGCCGAGGGACTTTACAGGCGGATCTGCCTCGTAAAAGGCGAAGAATGGAGCCAGAAAAAGGAAGAGGAGTGGCGCCAGCAACTCATAGATTTTTACGGCGACAACGCCGACGAGGAACTCTTTTGCATCCCGAGCAAGGGCAGCGGCCTTTATCTGACGCGGGCGCAAATCGAAGCGTGCATGAGGGCCGAAATCCCCGTTATCAGGTGGGCCCCGCCGGCGCAGGATTTTGTCGATTGGAGTGAGGCGCAGCGCGTGCTGGAAATACAGGACTGGTGTGAAGAAAATCTCGCCCCGCTTTTGAGCCGGCTTGCGCCCGCACTGCCGAGCTATGTCGGGGGGGACTTCGGAAGGCTGGGAGATCTTTCCGTATTTTGGCCGGCGCAGGAAATGCCCAATCTTCTTCTGGCGACGCCTTTTATCCTCGAACTGCGCAATATGCCGTTCGAGGCGCAGAAGCAAATATTTTACTTCATTTGCGACCGGCTCCCGCGATTCAGCGGCGGGGCGCTCGACGCCAGAGGAAACGGCCAATATCTGGCCGAAGTCGCCCGGCAGAAATACGGTCCGGACCGGATAGCCGAAGTGATGCTGACTGAAGGCTGGTATCGCGAAAACATGCCGAAATTCAAGGCGCGGATTGACGACAAGGAATTGCTCATCGCCAAAGACAGCAGGGTCATGGAGGATTTGAGATCGCTTAAGATGATCAAGGGCGTGGCGAAGGTCCCGGAGTCTAGCCGGGTGAAAAAAGACGGCGAGCAGAGGCACGGGGACGCCGCAATCGCCGGGGCGATGGTCGTCTTCGCGACGTCGATGGAGGCGGAATTTCCGCTGGCGCTGGGAAGCATATAAGAAAGACTTCTCACCATAGAGGCGGAAAAGCATTCACCACAGAGGCACAGAGGACATAGAGGAAACTTCTTTGGGTAAAAACCAATACTTAAAGCTTTTAGGTTTTATGCATAGTGAGGCTCTTCTCTGCGCTCTCTGTGCCTCTGTGGTGAGGATTTGATTTTATGCCGGGATTGATGAAGCGAGCCTGGGAGAAGGCGAAGAAAATCGGCAGGCGCAGACAGGAGCCTGTGCGGGAAACGAGGCTTTATCCCAGGTTAATGAACGTCGGGGGCTACACGACGCGGGAAAAACCGCTCATCAAGCCCACGGCGATGAACGTCCGGAAGTTTTCGCGGACGCCGTATGCCAGGCGCGCAATAAATACGATCAAGGACCCGATTGGCACTCTATGCGATAGAGGTCAGTGGGAGATCGTACCAAAGCCAGGCGTAGCGTTAACGTCTGAAATTAAAAGGCAAATCAACATTACAACATCATGTTTGGAGAGGCCAAATCGCGATGATTCGTTCGAAAGCCTGGCCGAGCAAACGGTTGAGGACATTTTAGTATGTGGCGCCGGCGCGATAGAACAGCAACTCGGATCGGACCCGAAACGGCCCGTATGGCTTTGGCCGGTCGATGGGATGTCCATACAGATATACGCCGGATGGACCGGGGCGTGGGATGAAGCGAGATACCTGCAGACGCTCGGATACGGCAACATAGGCGGCGTCCAGGGAATCCAGCTTCGGAATGACGAACTAATCTATATCCGCAAAGATCCGACAACCGAGAACCCGTTCGGCTTCGGGCCGCTAGAAATAGCATTCGCAACCCTCAACCGGCAATTGACGACGGCTGAATATTCCGGGAACGTAGCCGGAAATGCGCAGCCACAAAATATAATTCTTTTTCAAGGAGCGACTGAAGATCAAATCAAGAGGGTGAGGAGCTGGTGGCACGATGAAATTGAAGGCCAGGGGGCCATGCCGATTGTTGGCTACCAGGACCTCAAGGCCATAAAGCTCCATGCGGGTAGCGATGCAGCCCTCTATCTCAAATATCAGGAGCATATCATCAGGGAGATCGCAGTTCCCTTCGGAATCTCCCCAATGAATATGGGCCTTGAAGCTGATGTCAATCGGAGCACAGCCGAGGTCGCAACAGATCGCGATTGGGAGATAGCCATCATCCCGACTGCCGGTCTCATTAGACGGCATATAAATAGGGAAATGATCGAAGGGAAACTGGGCTTCTACCAGATACATTTTCGATGGACCACGCTGGACAGAGAGGACGAAACGGAAGTCGCAAGGAGATATGGAATTGAATACCGCAATAATGCAACTACGCCGAATGAGTATCGAGCAATGACAAGCAGGCCTCCGATGAAGAGCAAATTCGGGGACATGACTGCGGCGGAAACGCAGATGCTCGTAGGGAAGAAGAAAGACATTCACCACGGAGACACAGAGGACACAGAGGACCCGGAGGGAAAAAACGGAAAAGATTAAGAGCGCGGAGCGGTGACCGTCCCGCACCCCTCAATATCCGGCGCACGTGCGCGCCCTCACAAAAGATCGGGCATGAGTTTGAAGTACCGAACGCTGGTTCTAATGCTCAGCGCGGACCTGAACGAAGTGAGGGTTCCGCACATGGCCGGGCAGCCGGCGAAACGCATAAATCATAAATTAGAAAGGGCAATCATATGAGCGAGCGGAAAAATAAGGGCAAAAAAAAGGCGGAAGCGCCCAGGGAGCCGGGACCGATGGACACGGCAGTTATGGTTTGCAAAATTTGCGGGCATCCGGAGTTCGAGGCGGTTTATCAGGTAGTCTGGATAGCCGAAGACCATCCGGCGAATCAAACCGGTCAGCCATTCTTTCAATCGAGCCTGTTCAAGTACGTCTGCAAAAAATGCGGCGGTGAAGATGCGGTGCTGCCGCCGGGGTTCGAGGCGCTGAGGGCGGCGATGAAGCAGGCACAAAATCCGATGAGGATCGTGGAAAAGCAATCTCACCACGAAGGACACGAAGGACACGAAGAAGAGCAAAGGCAAAATGGGGATGCGGCTTAAAAACGGGTGCGAAGGCGCCGCCGTGGAAGAAGGCGGCGCTACCGGATAGGAAGATATCTCAATTTATGAGGTAGCGCCGTCTTCCACGGCGGCGCCTTTGTCAATTTAGCGCAAAAAGGAGAAAACCAATGGCAATCGGCAATGTGAACAACGTCAACCTGGTAGTGAAAGATGCCAACCAGGCGGCTCAGAACATCCGGGTCAATCAATTCGTTTCGGACAGTTCCTATGGCGGGATCAGCACGATTTGCGATCCGGCGAGCGGGTATGGGGCCACGGTGGCCCAATACCACAACGCGGACAACCAGGCCCCGGGCGCTACGGCTTACGGCTTGCTGACCGGTGGAGTGGCGCAATTGATCAATCTTGCCGGAAACATCGACCGGCAAAGAGAAGCAGGCGCCGATAACATACCGGCCGTAGGCTTGCCGATGGGACTCGGCATGAAGGCCATGATCTTCCAGGTCGGGACATCGACGGCCGTTGCAGCGCCGGGATCCACGACGATCACGCTTGTAGGCGCAACGGGACTTGTGGGCAAGAGCAACGGCGTGCCCTGGCAAATCCAAGTAGGGGACGTGCTCAATTACGACGTCGGAGGTGCGAATGTTGAACTGGTTATCGTCACGGCGGTGAACAGCGCCACGCCGAGCATCACCGCGACTTTTGCGAAAACGCACGGGGCGAGCGTCGTGGTGCAGGGATTCACGTTCAACCAGGAGCGGGACGCCAGTGGTGAGAATGATGGCGCGTCCGGAAGTGGCACTTCGGTGGCCGCAGAGTACGAGTATAACGCGGGCGGCCCCGGCGGCGCCGCCAACTTCGACCGCGCCCGGAACGTCATGGCCAAGGGGATTACGACCGGGACCCTTTCGGGCTATGTGGCGCAGACCGGGAATGTCAGCCTGACCCTTTCCGGGGCCCCTGCCGTCAGCGGCATCGGCTCGCTCCAGCCGGGACAGATGATCGTTCTCTACGGCTCCGCAGGCCTCACCGGCACATCGAGCCAGGTCGAGGTTGCCTACGTCGGACTGAACTACGTGCCAGGTTCGACAACCGTCCCGATCCTGTGCGGCACGCTCGCTTCTCCAGGCACAATCAACAGTTACGCATATACCACAGTCGCCTGGGATTCGTTTGCGGCTCAAAGCCCAGGCATAACCGGGTTCCTGCCCTTCGGCATGGGCGTCGAAAGCGATGCGCTTTTCAACTCAGTCGACGGCAAGTTCTACCTGCCCAGGATTGCAGCGGGCAATCCGGGCGCGCTCCTTGTATCGAGCGACGGCTATAAGGCCACATACCGCTATGCGGTGCAGGCTTTCTCTATGGTAGCCACACCTACCGCCTTCCTGGTGATCCAGGGATCTGCCACCAAGACAGTCAGGGTAAAACTGATCAAGGTCGGCGGCGTCGCAACGGCCGCCGGAAACATGCAGATCCAGGCATCCAGGTGGTCCACTGCAGGGTCGCTCGGGTCCGCCGTGCTTACGGCCGTTACGGCAGTCAAGCACGATCCGAACGATGCGGGCGCAACGGCCACCATTTCGACGGTCGGGACGGCCAACTATACAACCCAGGGCACAGGGAACAGCACGATTCTGAGCGCGGACCGCATTCAGTTCTCGGCGGCCGGCACCGGCCTGGCGTACAACCCGGTGGTTTTGGACTTCTCGACCCGCCAGGATAAAGCCTTCGTGCTTCGCGGCACGTCGGATTTCCTGGTCCTTTCGGGCAATGGAAGCGCGATCCCGGCCGGTGGGGTTGTAGATATCACGGTCGAGACCGAGGAAGATGCGAGCTAGGGCGAATTGAGGGATTGAAAAACAATTAAGGGATTGAGGGATTGAAGTTCTAAATTCCTCAATTCTTAAATCCCTAAATGTCTTTCAATTGGGAGTTAAAAATCATGGCTTTTGAACAACATACGATTGAGCGCACTCCCGGATCGAACAGGCCGGCATTGCAGGACCGGTGCATCATCGGGGTGCTTGTGGCCGTGGCGAACGGGGCCGGAGGCGGCGCAGGGCAAAGCGTAACCACGGCCGTTGCCGGACTTCGGCTGCCGGCAGCCTATGACGTGATCGTGACGCCGAACCAGGACGCGGTCGCATACGTGACGAGCAAGACGCTGACCGGGTTCAGCGTGGTGCTCAACCCGAGGCTTGCGGCCAATACGCTCGCGGCCGGGACGTTTGATGTTTTGATCGTGGCGTAAGAATTAGGTCAGGGGTCCGGGGTTAGGGGTTATAGGTGTTTACCCATAACCTATTACCTCTCACCCATTACCCAGGAGTTCATCATGGGCTTAATGCAGGGATTATCAGGATTTTGTATAGATTTCAACCTGATGCCGGTCAATTCGTTTGTGCCGGTAGGGACTTACACGGCGCTTGGGTCGGTGCTTTCGATGTCGGCCGCCGATAAAGTGGCGGGAGAGATCTATGGCGAGGACATGGCCGGCATGCTTACAAGCGCCCAGGTCAAAGCCCGCGAGTTGATCATGCAGCTCAATTCGATTTTGAGCCGGCTGCCGGCAGGCGACAGTAACATAGCGACGCTGCAGACGTTGATTGCGGATTTGAGCTGACAAATAACTGTCTCACGCGAAGACGCGAAGCCGCGAAGAGGTAAAAGACAAAGAAGTATCACACGGAGACGCGGAGACGCAGAGAGGGGGAAGGAGAATGCAGAAAAAACAGAAAGCATCGGGGGGTGGCTTCCTGTTTTGCCTGCTAAGCCAAAAGTTTTCTCTGCGGCTCCGCTTCTCCGCGTGAGAGGTTTTTGTTTTTCTTCGCGTCTTCGCGTCTTCGCGTGAAAAAGGAGAATTAAATCATGGGAGTGAAGACCGTACTTGCAGGCATTACCCTGACCGCCGCCGACTTGACGCAGGCGGAAAAGATCAGCGCAGACCCGAACGGATTGATGCAGCAGGCGCAGGAAAAATGCGCGGAACTGATCGATCTGCTCGGTTTCATCGTGGCCGATATCCTGACTCCGGCCAGCGATGCGGCCAATATCGCCACTGTGAATACTCAGATTACGAACCTAAGCTGAGCATTCACCGCAGAGGCGCGGAACGGCCTCACCACAGAGACACGGAGAGCATCGAGGAAAGAAAACGGCATAGTTAAAGAAGGGGACCTCTTGTCCCCTCTTGATTGTCTTTCTCCGTGACCTCTGTACCTCTGTGGTGGAATTTCGAAAGGAGCTAATCATGGCGACGAAAACGAGCGAAAAAGCGGTGGCAGGAATGCTGCCTGGTGAAGGGCTGGTGAAGGAAGAAGCGGCAAAAGCCAAGCCCGAGCAGCAAAAAAGCCATACCGCAAAGCTTATGGAAGCGCAGTCTCAGCTCGAAGCTGCCGCAAATGCCGCGCAGAAGGCCGGAGACTACCCGGCCCACGCGTTGCTTCACGCGGCGTATGTGAGCATTAACGATCTTATGCTGCGCCTCAAGGCGGCCAAGCCGCATTTGGCGAAGTACGGGAAGGCGGATTGAGGGATTCTCCATTTAGGAATTTAGGAATTTAAGAATGAACCCTCACTTCATTCGGATTCGCGTTGAATATTTCAACCCGTGTGAAGCGATTTAAGTTCGGCGTCCGATCTTTTGTGAGGACGCAATTCTTTAATTCCTCAATCCTTCAATCCCTCAATTAGGAGTAATCGCAATGGCCAAACTGACGCAAAAAGAAAGAGATGCGCTTCCGGCGAGCGATTTCGCCGTGCCGGGCAAGCGAGAACTCCCGATGCACAACGAAGAGCACGTGAGGCTCGCCTGGGACATGGTAAATCGGACCAAGGACCTCACTCCCGAAGAAAAAAAGCGCGCGCGGGAGCGGATACTCGAGAGGGCGAAGAAATTCGGGATCGATACCAGAGAATGGCAGAAGCAGGAAGCAGGAAGCGGGAAGCAGGAAGCAAAATCCCGGCAATTCGCCGGTGTGCGCTTTGAGGCGATGGCGCTGGAACTGCCCGAAGTATCCGGCCATCCGAACAGGGCCCCTTTTTCCGGCGTGCTCCTGCGGGTGAACGAACCGAGCGATTATGCGGTCGGAGGCGCGGACGGGCACAGGACCTTTATTCCGAAAGAAGCGGCGGAAAAGGCATTGCCGAGCCTGCTCGGAATGGGCGTGGATTTTAAGGCCACTCTTGACGGCCACGATCCCAAGAAGAAAATCGGTCTGATTACCGGAGACGATATCGACCGGAACGCGCTCACCATAGAAGGCTTTTTCTACGCGAAGGATTTCCCTGAAGAAGTGGCCCTCATCCGCGAGGAAAAGGACCTGCTCGGATTCAGCTATGAAGCGGACGTCCGGGTTCGGGACATGGACGAAGATCCCTGGGTAATCGAGGAAATAACATTTACGGGGGCGGCGGTGCTCTACAAGGCCGATGCCGCATACACGACAACGTCTTTGGCGGCGCAAGCCGAAAAGGAGAGTGCTGAGATGGAAGAGTTGAAAAAGCTCTTGGGAGAACTCGGAAAAAGGCTGGAGAAGCTGGAAGCAGCGCAGACATCAGCGCAGAGCCAGATTGAGGCCAACAAGGCCATCATGGACAAGGTGCACCCGCATGCCGAGGCGTGCAAGGCCTGCGCAGAAGCTTGCAGGGCCGAAGGGATCGGGCTGCATGCGACACGCGGTCATGTGGCGGTCCTGCACAAAATTGCGCATCACATGGAAACCGAGGCCGCACAGGGCCGGATGCCGCATGAACTGCCTTCGAGTGTTTTCCACGATACGAATTGGATGTATGCAATGCAGGCCGGCGCGGAGGGCGAAACCAAAAAGCTGTTCGAAGGCATCAAGGCCGAGATCGAATCCATCGGGACGCAAATGAAGGACCTCCAGGCGAAGGCTTTTGAGGCTGCCGCAAATCCGGGAAGAAAGACACTCACTCCGGAAATCACTGCCCTGCTCAACAAAACCGGCTTGCTCGCCAGCATTGAAAAGGGCGAACTGAATGTCGAGGATGTGGACAGAACGCTCGAAGCAGCCGGGATTAAGGGACGTGCGGCCATAGAGGCGAAGCTCAAGCTGGCAGCCGGGGGACTTCTGCCGATGGGGAAAGCTGCGTAAAAAACTCTTCACCGCAGAGACACAGAGAGTATAGAGGCTAGGCAAAAATGATCTCACGCGAAGCCGCGAAGACGCGAAGCAAGGCAAAAGTTGGGCTTTTCGTATTCCCTTCTTCGCGTCTTCGCGTCTTCGCGTGAAAACTCTTTCTCTGCGCCTCTGTGGTGAATAACTGCTTTTAAGGAGGGAAAGGCGATGAATAGAATCACGGCAAAAATGATAGCGCTTTCAGGCGACCCTACCCATCTCGGGCTCCAGGCTGCGGCCGACTACCTCGGGACCGGGGCCATCGAGGTCCCGATCTTCGAACGCGAGATCATGGACATAATCAGGCGGACGAGCATTACGATGCAGCGGTTGGCGTCCGCGCAGTGCCCTGCCACAGGGCACCCGCACAGGTATTTCGAGCAGACGGCGGTTGCCCAGGCGGCAGCGGTCGATCCACGAAACCTGTCCGCAACTGCTACCGGTCCGACCAGGGTCGAGCGGCCGGCCTTTATCAAGGCTGCGACGGCGCAAAGCAACCTCAGCCTGTTCGACCGGGATGTTACCGAACAGCAGGGGCAATTTGCCTCTGTTGTTGCTAAAGACGTGGACGATATCATCAGTGCAATCGAAAGGCTGCGGGCGCAGATGTTCTGGTCCGGAAACGACACCAGCCTGATGACGCCCACGCAGCTCCAGTGGATGGGCGCGCTTGCGCAGATCACGCTGCAGTTCACGATCAGTCCTGCCGCATCCATTATCGACGGCCTTAAGAGCCAGGTCGCGTTGATGCTGGCTAACCAGTTGTATAAGCCTAAGCCAAGCGCCATCTATGTGAACCCTGTACTGGGCGACTACATCGACCAGGAATTGAAGGCCGCAAAACTCGAATTGAAACCCGTTGAAGTAGTGGCCGGTGTAACGGTTGGGGGGCTTTCGACCCAGGCGGGAGTGCTGCCGATCATCGGCGACGCCTTCATGCCTACCGATGCAGGGGCAGCTTACGGGTTCGGCGCGCCTCCGGGTGGGAACCAGAATTATTACGCCGCGATCCTGTCTGAGGATGACATCGAAATTCCGGTCATCTCCGGCAAGGAATTCAATCCCAATCCGAGGCTGTTCCAGTTGGGATTGGTGGGCAACCTGGCCGGGCAGTTCGTCGGCGTGAAGTTCGATACTTTGGTCGTTAAGGGCGCAGCTTACGCGCACAGTGTCGGGGTGGTGCAGAGGCCGTAAGGGCGAATCACCACGAAGGGCACGAAGGGCACGAAGGGCACAAAGGGTAAAGAGAAAAGATCTCTTGGACAAGGAATAGATTTCTGCAGATTTCTTTTCTTTTCCACAAGTTTCTTCTTCATGTTCTTCGTGGTCTTCGTGGTGAGAATGGGGTTTCGAGTTGGCTTCGATTTACCTGCAAGCGCAGGACTATGCCACGTTCGGCGTGGCAAATACAACGGCGCCCCAGGTGTACCAGGCGTCCGCCATGCTGGACAGCGCCTATTTGAGGAGGCCCGAAGGGCTTATCTGGGCGCCCGACGGCGCCGGGCAGCCGTCCTGGATGCAGGCGCTTTCTGCGGAGTTTTCCCTTGCAAGCGTGGGAGCAATAGTGCCCGGAGCAAATGTCGTTGTACAGGTCACGGGGCCTCTGCTTATGCTCCAGGTAGGGGACGTGCTCATCCTGGACAGGGCAAATCCGGCGGCGGCCGAGGCTTGCATTGTCGTATCGATAACCGGAACGCCTCCGGGTCAGCTCAGCCTAACTCTACGGAATGTAATGTTTTCGCACGGGGCAAATTGCACGATGGAGAGCGGCCTGGTCATCACCGAGCAGAAATATATGCCGAAGGACCGGCCGCTTACGATCCTGTCCCGGACGCCGGTAGTGCGCGTCATTGGCGGCACGGGCAGGTACGGTTACGGGCGGCGCGGAGATGCGGGGAACTATAACGTCGATGATTTCAACCTGCTCGCGGCCTTGAGCAAGTTCGGCGGACCGCCCGCCTGGGAAATATGGGATCCGGCGACGTGCGGGGTCGACCGGGCGACCGGGCAGATCTGGATCCCGGCCGGGATAATGATTGCGTATTATTCCGAGACCAAGATCCGGTACATATCCGGATTCACGTATGCGAACCTTCCGGACGGCGTTAAGCTGGGTACGGCCCAGCTTATAACGGCCCTGCAGATGAATCCCATGTACGGGGCGGTAAAAAGCAGCCGGACCGGAGAGACGTCCATCCAAAACTTCGTTGCATCGAATTTAAGCGAGGACGTGAAGGCAATGCTGAGGCCGTGGGTGGTAATGCCGCTGGGATAAAGTATTCACCACGAAGCGCACGAAGAGCACAGAGAAGATCAACGGGAAGCAAATGCAAAAGATTTTTGTCTTCAGCCAAGCCAGTTTCTTTTCTCCGTGTCCTCTGTGCCTCTGTGGTGAAAGGGTCCTATGAGCTTTTTATACGACCGGACGATCAGCATAACGCGCGCTACAGCGCAGACCGGGGCCGGGCTGCAAGGATATGGAGGCGACGTGGAGGCCTCCGAGACGGTGATCGTTTCGGAGATCGCGGCCGGGATACAGCCAAGGAGAATAGGACAAAAGAACGCCCCGAATTTGCCCCTGGACGTGACAAAGGCCCAATGGAGCATCTATTTCCGGCTTGCTCCCGGATTCGACGCGACGACGGTCCAGGACCGGGATTTTGTGACAGACGATCTTGGCAGAAGATTCCAGGTAGTTTCGGCATATCCGAATCCATTCGGGTTCATGCTACATTGCGTGAGGATGGAAGCCTAAGGGAGAGGACTGAGTTGCTCAGGACTGAGGACTGAGTGGAAAAGATAAGAGAGATGGAACTTTTAGCAGTTTTTATAGCACTTTTCGTAATCTGGCTTTTGGCTGAAAACAAAAGCATTCACCACAGAGGCACAGAGGACACAGAGGAAGGGCAAAAAATAAGGACCGCGGGGAAGTGACTTCCCCGCACCCCGCAGGGCCGGCGCACGTGCTATAGCACGTGGCCGGGCAGCCGGCGAAGCGCATAAAGATTTTTTCGCGCGTCCTCACAAAAGATCGGACGCGAACTTGAAGTATTTAACATGGGTTGAAATGTTCAACGCGAATCCGAAAGAAGTGAGGGTTCCTTCGTGATCTTCGTGGTGAGAAGGGTTTTGAATGGCTGATCTTTCCGATGTCATGAACGTGCTGGCCCAAACGGTTGAGGCGGCGCTTTATCCGGGCGGCGTATCGGGTCCTACGGCGCCGAGCGTTGCCGGACCTATCGTACCAGTTTATCCCGGCTGGCCGAATCCGCAGCAACTCGATAAGGATTTGCCGCAAGGCTTAAAGCCGGGGGATTCGCGCACACCGATCGTGCATGTGAACATCTATCCGTGGAAAGCGGACAGAAATACCACCAGGTACATGGAGACCTGGCAGGTTCAGGCGGCGCCGGCGCCGACGATCACGGCGGCCATAAACGGCGTCACGGTCACTCTCGGCGGCACTCCCGGGCCGGGACAAAATATTGCCATCCTCGCAAACGGGCTGGCGTTCGTTTATCAGACCGTCTCCGGCGATACGCTTTTGAGCGCAGCAGCGGCCCTGGCGGCGCTCATAAATGCAGTAATTCCAGGGACCACGTCGAGCGGCGCACAGATAATCCTGCCGGCGACCGCGCGGATCGCGGCGGCGAGGGTCGGGGGTTCCGGCGTTGCGGCGAAAGGGATCCGGAACCAGGAACGCATATTCATGGCCGGGATATGGGCCGGAAGTCCGGCGCTGAGAGACGCCGTGGCCAAAGTGGTCGACCCGGCGATCTCGACTCCCAGGTTCCTTACCCTTCCGGACGGATATGCGGCGCGGATCATCTATCATGGGTCGGCGCTGAACGATTCCGAGCAGAAGATGGGAATTTACCGGCGCGATCTGCTCTACAGCGTCGATTATGCGACCACGATTACCGAGGAAGAATGGGAAGTCGTGGTTGTGCAGCAAAATATCACGCCGGCGAATGCGCCGGAGACGAGCGTTTATGCATGAAAAGCATTTCACCACGAAGCACGAAGGGGACACTAAGGAAAAGATTTATTTATACAAAAAGCCCTTCTTCATGATCTTCGTGCTCGTGGTGGGAAAGGTTTTGGCCTATGTCAACTTACATTGTGACCAGTCCATTCACTTCGGTGTCGGGGGCCCACCAGGTCGGCGCCATGATTACGAACGCCGTGGAAATAGCGGCCATATTGGACGATGACGACGCGGCCTTTGTGGTTCACGGGGCCGATCCGAGCCCGACGCTTACGATTTTGACCGCTATAGGGATGGTGGGATGAAATCAATAAACAAATTCAGGAATTGAGGGATTGAAGAATTGAGGAATTGAATTCCTAAATCCCTAAATCCCTAAATTCAGGAGGGCAACATGCCTGTAGTTCAGCAGGGACAAATCAATTTAACGGCGCTTATCGTGCCCGACGTGTACGTGCAGATCATTCCGCCGAGCAATTACCTCATAAACGGTCTGCCGACGAACATCCTGGGCGTTGTGGGAACTGCGGCCTGGGGGCCGGTCAATTCGCCCACGATCATCGGAGACATGTGGCAGTACGCGCAGCTTTTCGGGCAGATCCAGGCGCGCAAGTACGACATGGGTACGGCCGTTGCCGGGGCGGTCCTTCAGGGGGCGAGCAATTTCAGGTGCGTGCGCGTTACGGACGGCACGGACCTGGCGGCGAATACGACCATCCAATCCACCTGCCTCACGGTGACATCGAAATATACCGGGAGCCTCGGAAGCGGCCTCCAGGTCACCATCGCGGCGGGGTCCGCCGCCAATAGCTGGAGGGCCACGGTTTCCATGCCGGGCGTCATGCCCGAAGTCTTTGACAACCTGGCCGCCGGGCTCGGCGGAAATGCGGTCTGGCTTGCCATCGCAAGCGCCATAAATAACGGCATATCGGGTCTTCGGGGTCCGAGCCAGCTCATCGTGGCGAGCGCCGGGGCCGGGACTGCCGCACCTTCGCCGGGGACAGTCACTCTTTCCGGAGGAACGGACGGCGCATCGGGAGTTACGGCGAACACCCTTCTCGGCCAGGACACCATCCCGAGGCAGGGCATGTACGCTCTCAGAAATACCGGGGCATCGGTCGGGATGCTCGCCGACTGCGATACTTCGGCCACGTGGACAACGCAGGTAGCCTTCGGACTAAGCGAAGGCGTCTATATGATCATGGTCGGGCCTGCCGGGGACACGATCAGTAATGCCACGGCGACGAAGGCCTCAGCCGGCATCGATTCCTACACGGCTAAACTCCTGTTTGGCGACTGGATCTATTTCAACGATACGGTCAACAACCTGGTGCGGCTCATCTCGCCGCAGGGGTTTATAGCGGGGCTTCTCTCGAACCTCTCCCCGCAGAATTCGACCTTGAATAAGCAGCTCTACGGGATCGTCGGGACCCAGAAGAGCATGCAGAACCAGGTTTACTCCGCTGCCGACTTGCAGGCCCTGGGCCAGGCGGGGATCGACCTGATTTGCAACCCGGTGCCCGGCGGCAATTATTTCGGGGCCCGGTTCGGCTGGAACACGTCGAGCAACCAGGTCATTCACGGCGACAACTATACGCGCATGACGAACTACATCGCCTACACGCTCAACGCCGGCATGGGCTATTACGTGGGCAAGACGCAGAGCCTCGATCTGCAACGGCAAGCAGCCGCGACTCTCACTGCCTTTCTCATGAACTTATGGACCATCAACCCGCCCATGATCGGGAACAGCCTCGGCACGATACCTTTTTCGGTCGAATGCGACGCGGGCAACAACCCGCAGAACATGGTGGCCCTGGGATACATGACGGCCTCCGTGATGGTCACATACCTGTCCATAGTGGAGAAGTTCATCATAAACCTGGAAGGCGGCCAGAGCGTACAGGTGAACAAGGTCAGCACGCAGATCGCGCCGCAATAGGGGCGAATTGAGGGATTAAGGAATTGAGGGATTGAAGAATTGAATTCCTAAATTCCTAAATTCTTAAATTCCTAAATTTTCAGGAGAATAAAATGCCGATCAATAATTTCAGTGTAGGGCGGGACGTCAGCCTGGTTATCCAGACGCCGGGAGGTCCGCTGATCTCGAGTCTCGTTACTCATTTTTCGTCCAAGGCCGACATGACGGAAATAAAGGTCAAAGGCCTGGACGGCATAACGAGGCACGTGCGCTTTTTCGACGGCTGGAGCGGCAAGTTCGAATACGAGCGCCAGGACAGCGTATTGGATGATTATTTCGCGCAACTCGAGGCGAACTATTACCTCGGGGTCCCGGAGCAGCCGTGCATGATCCAGGAGACAATCCAGAACCCCAACGGGAGCATTGTCCAATATGTATATCCCGGCGTCTTGCTCAAATACGACAACGCCGGCTCCTGGGAAGGCGACAAAACGGTCAAGCTGGACATAAGCTGGGTGGCGATCAGGCGGCTTAAGACGGCGTAAAGAGCAGGACTGAGGACTGAGGACTGAGGACTGAGCGGAGGGGAAATGCCTTGGGCATGCAGGCTGATTGAATGGCGGAAGGGGATGATTGGAATGGATCTCCGGATCGGGGATATGTGGTTTCATTCTGAGCTGTTCCGAGACGCGGCCGGCTATCTCGATTGGCCGTTCATGATGTCGAAATCGCCCAGGCTTTCCGATTTTTACAAGCAACACAATACCCGCCGCGAACCGGTTCTGGTCTGGATGCCATGCAAAGAAGTCTTTTGCGTGGATGGCATGTGCTGGAATCATGACAGGGTTTTTTATGAAGGTTGGGAAGTGACAGGAGAACCGCCATTAATCACGGTATCTCCGAGCATCAATATCCTTGGGGCATATCACGGATGGATCCGGGACGGAATAATCAGCGATGATTGTGAAGGGAGAACCTACGAATGAAAGTCACAATGCACGATACGGGAACGGCGCCGGTGGAGGAAGAGAAAACCACGGTCATCAAGCCTTCGGGCGATACGGAGTTAATAACCGACGACCTGGGCCGGAAGATCCGGACGCGGATCCCTGATATCCTGGAGGAATATGAACTCATGGCCGCGATCGGCGGGAACGAAGCCGGGAACCCGGCGACGTCCTCGATGGCCCGGATGACCTTATACGTGGCGCAGATAGATGATGTGATAATTGTGGTGCCCAGGACCAGGCCGCAGATGCGCGTGGTCTTAAAGCAGCTCGGCAATGAAGGCATAAAGGCGCTCATGCCGGTTGCCGTGAAACACCAGGCGAAATTTTCCATCGACGAGGAATTACTAAAAAACTACTCCGGGACGACCGCGTAAGAGAGAGGCTGTGGCTCGTGAAAAACGGCCTTCGGCTCGACGAGGCGTTCCTGCTCAACCCGCTAAGCGCAAGGGCGTTTGCGATAATGTTCAGTGAAATGGAAGGGCATAAGTTCGATTTGGACAGGATGGATTTCGTTAAGCCGCCAGCGGGCGAATGATATTTCACCACGAAGGAGGAGCGCAGCGCGGTGAAGAGCACAAAGGAAAGGCAAAAGTGGGAAAACTTCTTCAAAAAAGCATCACCAGGTCGCTCGATCGGAGCAGCTCTTTATCGCCAAAGTGGTGATTCTATATTTTCTTCGTGTTCTTCGTGCTCTTCGTGGTGAGAAAGGCTTTGCATAATGGAAGTTTTTGATCTGGAAGGATTTGCCGTTTACCTCACCCACTGCGCGGAGAAGGGCAAGCAATCGCACTTGGGCCTGGAGCTTTGCGCGCAGATTGTGGAGCAGACTGCCAAAGCCGAAATCGGCGAATATCAGCCGGAAGCATATCCTTTTCCGGCCTGGGCGCCGCTTGCCGAAAGCACGCTGGAGCAGAAAGAAAAACTCGGATACTCACCTCCGGACAATCCGCTCTGGCGCACGGGAGCGCTCCGGGACTCGATCAGCCACGAAGTGGAAAACGATATAGCCACTATCGGCTCAGACAGCGAAGTCATGGTTTATCATGAATTCGGCACGAGCAAGATGCCCATGCGCCCAGTCCTGGGGCCGGCGCTAATGAATAATCTCAAAAATATCGATGCCATATTAGGCCACGCGGCAACGGGCGGATTTATAAGAGAGACGCTGACGAAGACGTTGCCGGACGGAACTATTGCTACGCTCTCGCGCATGGTCGAGGCCCACTCGACCCTTGGATATGATTGGTCCTTTTAGGAGCCGGGTAATGGGTGATGGGTGAAATGATTACACTGCCCTTGTGCACGCTTGGAGTTGGCGCGACGTTTTTTCTCATGATCGGCCTGGCGATTGGGGTGTCTTTGCTTAGCAAGATAAAATAATTGAGGAATTGAGGGATTGAGGAATTGCGTCCTCACAAAAGATCGGACGCCAAACTTAAATCGCTTCACATGGGTTGAAATGTTCAACGCGAATCCGAATGAAGTGAGGGTTCATTCCTAAATCCCCAAATTCCTAAATGGAGAATTTAAATTGCCTACAGCGTACCAGGTAATGGTCACGATAGGCCTCAAAAACCAGGTCTCTCCCGGTCTCATGACCATATCCGGGCAGCTCACCGGCCTGAGCGGCCAGGTGCAGAAGATAGGCAATGTATTCGCGCAGATGATGGCCGGCCGCATGATCGAGAACTTCGGGACCAAGATGGTGCACGGCTTTAAATCCGCCGTATCGAGCGCGGCCGAACTGCAACGGCAGATGATCGGGATCCAAGCGGTCACCAAGGGCAGCGTAGGTGAAATGACTCGCCTCGAGGCGGCCATTATGAAGGTGACCGGCGTTACGACCTTTTCCAACGTCCAGGTCGCTCAGATGGCGAAAACCCTGGCCACGAGCAATAAACTCACCGTATCTCAAATCACGGACCTCATCCCCGTTTTTGCAAAGTTCGCCGATGCACAATATGTGCTCAAAGGGATGCCTCCCCAGCAGTCGGTTGTCGAGGCCGTGCGCCTGGCGCATACGGCGCAGCATTATACGCCGGCGGAATTGACGAAATATCTCGATCTTCTCACCCGCGCTTCGCTTATTACGCCGGGCAGCCTCACCGAAGTCGGGCACGCTCTCAAATACTCCCAGGGGGTCGGCAAGACGGCGCTCGGCATAAGCGACGATCAGATAGTCCTCATGACGGCGCTCTTAAACCGGATGGGCTTTGCGGGATCGAGAGGCGGAACCAATCTTCTTGCCGCCATGACGCGGACGATCCCGGGCGTTTTCGGCTCCGGGCTGCTCCGAGGCAAGAGCGCCGAAGCACTGGCCGCAATGGGATTTATCGATGAAAGCGGCCATTCGACAATATTCGATAAAGGCAAATTCAGCGTCGAAAAATGGATGATGCAGCTCAGCACGTACCTCGGACGCGAGTTTGCGACCAAGTCCGAAGCCATCGCCCGCCAGGATATCATGAAGAATTTTCAACACGCTTTCGGCGTGCAAGGCGGCAGAATTGCTTCTCTCTTGTCTAACCCGGCAGCGCTGGAGCAGATGAAATCGCTCCTGCAGGAATTCAAAATGCTGCCCGGAAACGCCGAAATTCAAGGCAAATTCGCCGATGAATCCGTATGGCAGAAGGCGATCAACGCGCAGACGAACATGAAGAGCATCCTCACGCTCCTGGGTGAAAAGACGCTCCCGGAAGTGGGAAAAGGCCTCAGCTTTTTCAATGCGCGCCTGGCGGAACTGATCGAACACCTGGGCAAAGGCGGACCGGAAGTGTCGGCCCAGGCAAGACTGATCGTTTACACTCTCGGCGGACTCGGCGGGGCGCTCGTGATCTTCGGGAAAGTCCTCATGGGACTGGCCCTCCTGAAATACCTGGGAGGAGTGACCGGGGCGCTGGGTCTCCTGGCTGGGACGGCCGGGACCGTGGCCGCGCCTGTTCTTGCCATAGTGGGAGCGCTTGTGGCCCTGGGGGCTGCGGCGGTCGCCATTTATTCGAATTGGGACAAGGTGCAGGCGAAGTGGCGCCGCGATCAGGCAGCCTTCGGCAATTGGTGGGACCAGACGAAGCGCGATCTGGGGCAGACATGGCATACCGGTCCGCACCGGTCCGGAGGTCCGCCTGATGCGACAATCAGGGGCGCCCATCCGGACGAGCACAGCAGCCTGGCCACCGGCAAAAGCTACGCGAGCAACTATACGCGCGGCGGCGGCAGCCAGAGCGTGCAGGTGCATAGTACGATAAACATCGATGGGCGAAAGGTGGCCGAGGCGGTAACCGACCACCAGGTGAAGGAATCGACCAGGGCGCTCGGCGGCGGCTATCCGGATTATACGTACGGCGCGCCGACCGTTGGCCTGGGTTGAGAAGAGATCCACCACGAAGGATACGAAGAGCACGAAGGGAGCAGGGGTGGACATAACAAGACGGCAATTTTTAAAAGCTTTGGCTGCCGCAACGGTGGCAGCTCAAATTCCCGTCTCCGCTTTTTCTGCGACACGCATGCCATATGTAAATGTCGGAGAGGCCGTCGATTACATCGGCCACCATCCTTATCCAGGACCATTAGGCTCACCAATTGTACTGGAAGTCGGATCTTGGGATGGCCTTGGATATCCAATTGTCTTGGATATCTGCGGGCGATATCCATCAGCGGTCGCAAAGGGTTATGACTTCGATTTTGCAGTTCTGAGAAATGAATACCCACCCGACATCTGGGGGCATCCAGAGAACAGGGCGAAATATCCCAATGTGCAAACCTATATTCGGACGCGTCGATTTGGCGAAACAGTAGAAGAGGCTATTCGTCACTTGAATTATACAAGTACTGAAAAATGGCTGAAGTATGGGTGGAGTTTTTAATGGGATGCTATTTCCCTTCGCGTCTTCGCGTCTTCGCGTGAAAGGTTCTTTTGATGCCTGATACGACTTTGCAGCTTGGAGATTTTATCTTTCGGGACATGGAAATCCCGGAAGAAATCATCTTCGGAGGCCAGCAAAGGCTCGCAGTACATGAGCTAATCGGCGGCGGGCGCCAGGTGGATGCTCTCGGCCGGCGCGAAAAGGACCTCGATTGGAACGGCCTCATCCAGGGGCCGGACGCGATGGACCGGGCGCTTCATCTCGATTATCTGCGCGTGCAGGGAAATGCCCTTTCTCTTACCTGGGGAAGGCTTGCCTATTCGGTGACAATCGAAGAATTTCATCCCGCATATCAGCGATTTTACCAGATCCCTTACCGGATCCGGTGCATTGTTGTCGATAACCTCTCGGCCCCCGTGCCCCAGGTTCAAAATACGGGGCTTGACGATCAGATTTCTGCGGACATGACGACGGCCACGGCCCAGGTGGCCGTTGTGAACGATTCGGTCCTGACCGGGCTTTGGGGCACGTTTCAGACGGCAGTCGCCGGCGTGGCCAGCTTTGTGAACCTTGCCGCGAGCGCCGCGGCGGTTGTCACTCAGTCGCTTGCCGCCGTGCAGGCGCGTGTGATTGCCCTCCAGGTTACAGCCGAAGCAGCGATCGGGGCGAATACCGGGATCGCAGCGGCGGGGACGCTTCCTCTTGTGACCTCGGCGGCCATTGCGGCGGCGATAACGGCCATGAATCAAATGCAGGCGCTCGTATCGCTTGCGGGGATGCTCGGCAGAATACAGGCGAACGTCGGGGCCGTATCGCAGACGAGCGCGCTGGTGCTTATGGCTGGAGGTGATCTTTTCTCCCTGGCGGCAGCCACATACGGGCAGGCACAGGCCTGGAGCACGATCGCGGCGGCAAACGCCCTGGTCGATCCGGTCATCCAGGGGATCGCGAATTTGACTGTGCCAAGCGTGTCCGATACGAACGATGGAGTGCTGGAAAGCTAAAGCATTCACCACGAAGAGGGAGCGAAGCGCGGTGAAGGCGCACGAAGGAAAGCAAAAGTGGGAACACATAAAAAAAATAATTCCTTTTGGTTCTATCGCCTCGCGACGGGAACTCTTCGTGCTCTTCGTGTTCTTCGTGGTGAAAAGGATCTTGAATGTCAGCGATAAATCCGGTCCCATTGAAAAACGCCCTCCGGCTGCCTCGGGCCATTGTCCAGG